TCACCGGTGACGGAGAATTTGCCGGCGAAACCGGTGTTGTAAAACGCGTGAATGGTGATACCAACGAGGTGTTGGTTGCCATTGATGGTGCACCGGATATGGTGTGGATGCCGGTCTATGCCGTGAATATAGATGGTGATGGTCTATGAGGCCGATATTATATGTCTGCGGTCCGTACAAGGGTACGGACTCAACAGAGACCACCAAAAACGTCATGACCGCACGATCATACGCGATCGAGGCATGGCGCCGAGGATGGACTGTGTTCTGTCCCCACCTAAACTCGGCACATTTCGAACGGTGTATCCCGGAGATCCGGCACGACGGTTGGATCAATGCGTATCTCGATATCCTGCGGCGACTCGATCCAGATGCCGTCCTCCTGATCGAAGGATGGTCTGGCAGTCCTGGTGCGGTATTCGAATACACTACCGCACGTGACGAGTTGAGGACTGAGATCCTGGGACCGTTCCACAGTCCTGATGAGATGCCGCGCGCACCGAAACTGTGTCCTGTGTACCGCCAGGTGCACTACGAAACGGATAGTCGTGACACCTGCGGATCGAGTGATCGGCGGTGTCCGGCAGGCGTGAGTTGTCCGATCAGGAGACGGTGCCGGTAAAAAAGGTTTGAAGGAGGTTTAAGAATATGAGTAAGTACAAACACGAATCCCTAAACTGTCTTGACGGTCTAGAACATAAAACCGGCCCAAAACTGCATCAGAGGATATATGACGATATCCTAATCAAAGGACTGGAATTCACACATGAACATATGGACGAATTTCGGCCAAACATCAGTTTCCTGCGCGACCTGATCGAGATCTCAACCAGATATACCAACGAGGTCGGCAGGTTCAACGACATCTTTGGCGAATGGCTCGAACACAACGACGAGATCAATGTTCGTGCAGGCCAGTATTTCACGCCGATCGATGTTGTTGACGCGATGATCGAGATCCTTTTCGGTGGCCAGGATCTCGGTCGCCAGGATCCGTGGTTGATCTGCGATCCTGCGAGTGGTACCGGGAGGTTTATGCTCCGGATCGCCAACTATTTTGACACTCACAATGATGGCGCGCTCAACTTTGTGATCACAAACGTTGACTCTGATGGTCGCGCGTTCGTGTATTGTACCGCAAACGCCATCCTAAACGGAATACCTGCGTTCCATATCTATGGAGACAGTCTCAAATTAGAGGTGTGGGACGCGTTTGTCACGGTACCAGTGGGCCGGTACGCATACTGGTACCGGATCAAACCTGGTGTGGCTCATGACATCCTGATCCAGTTCACCACACCGTTTCCTGGTGTCAAGATGGTGAACCGCGGCACGGATGGCGACGATAATGGAGAATGATGTGGTTGGTTATGATCTACCAGAGGAGGTGAGAAATTGTTCGTAAACTGCGGATGCATTGCATGTAATGGCCGAGGTGACGCCATAATAACCATCTGGCGTGAAAACGAGATGCACAAATTTGTGATTCGGCGCGAAAACCTTGACGCCTTGTTTTCAGGAAAAACGGCGCCGGTGGGCCGTTTAGGTGTTGTGGAGATACCTAACTACGGTCGCGCGGCACTCTCTAAACCAGACGAGAACGGCGACCGTAAAGGTATCGTGTTCCGCGTTGACTGTTTTCCAGGAACGGTGTTTACGACCGCGAAGAAGGCGCTCGAACACGTGCAACGCGGCGAATGGCCGTGCGCCGGTATCGCGGAAATTGTCGGCCGGAAAGATGATGAAGTACAGGAGGAGGCGGTTGCGTGACTGCGAAGGTAGAGAATATCGACCTGCCGCAAGGCGTGCGGTTAGATCCTCGTCGTGGCAAAATGGGAGGTCAGTACGTGTTTGTGGCCTGCCCCGTCTGTGGTCGGAAAAGGAGATACGTTCTGTCCTGGTATCGCAGTCAGTTGAGGCGGGGTAACGCGCCGAGGACGTGTTCGCGGGAGTGCGCAGGGATAATGCGACAAAAACTACGGCCGGCATCAGATACCCAGGAACCTGTCAACGAGATCGAAGACCTCCTGCCCTGGGTGCGGCTGGATGAGTACCGCGGACCAGGAGGGGGTTGGTACGTGATCGTGACCTGCGTGGTTTGTGGTCGGGAAAGTCGGATGCGGATCTCCGAGTTTCGATCACGTGAACGAAAAGGGTTTACGCCGAGGGCGTGTTCGCGGAAATGCGCATGGGTGTTACGGAGGAGGGCGAAAAACGAGTGTATGGTAACGGAGGTGGTTGCGTGACTGCGACCACGACCGCCTCGCGAAAGGCGAAAGGCAGGCGGTTTCAACAGGCGGTCCGGGACGATATCATTAAACGGTTGGGTATTGATCCTGGGGATATACAGTCCACGGGTATGGGTCAGGCGGGGTGCGATCTCTACTTATCGCCGGAGGCCCGTATATGGTTCCCCTTCGCGGCCGAGTGTAAGTTCCAGGAAAAAGTCTCACTCTGGCCCTGGTGGAACCAATGTGTAGAAAACGCCGAGAAGGAAGATCTTGCGCCGCTGCTTCTGATTCGGCGGTCTCGCACCGAGCCGCTGGCGGTCCTGTGGTGGGATGATTTTCTCGCCATGGTGGCCGCGCACAACAATTGGATGATGCTCGCAGTCGAACTACTCTCACGTGCCATGGCGGCCGAGATACCGCCAGACACAAAAGAGTGGGAGGATGCGCTCTGATGACCAGGATACTCAAGATCGAGACGTGCGATCGGTGCCCCTATGCGGTAGGATCGCGCGGGTGCGGTCATGATGCCGTACTCTGGAGTGATGGAGTTGTCAGTGGCCGGGCACGGCCGTTCGACGACTATTTTCTGATACCAGACTGGTGCCCACTGGAAAAGGTGGGGCCTGACTGGCGACCGCCTGGACGAGGAGGAGGCGATACTATATGAGACATTTTCATCGGCGTATCAGACTCTACGGCGTGGCAGAACAGATCTACAAACTCGTCGGCGAGGAACCGTTTACTCTGGAAGATCTGGTGCAGGCCGGCATCAGGATCTATCCATCGAACCTGGTGAACCTGCGAACGCGTGGTGCGGTGACACACCCACCAGACACTGAGAATCCGTCGCCATATGGCGTGACCAGACCGCGTCGAGTATCAAATGAACAAGGCGCGGCGAAATACTGGATCCTGACACCGGAGGCGGTAAGAGTGATCAGAAAAGAGTTAGGTGAGATAGATGACGACGAAGACTGAGATGGTGCCGATCTGCACCGTAGATCCTGAACACGAACATTTGATCGAGACCTATTTTGGTCAGGCGATGATGAACTACGCAATTGAGGATGGTGTTGTAAAAGTGACCGGTGATGAGGTAAGTCGCGCGAAAGAGGTTTTGAGTAAGTACGGCCGGTTTGTGCCTGGATAATTTTTATCTCTTTTTCAGATGTGGAGTGAGGTGTTGAGGTGAGTAGATAGATGAGAGACACCACGCGGCTGGGGGTAGGTAGGATGAAGAACCATTGGAGACAGGTTTCCTCACTCCACATCTACACTATTGCCGCGCGGCCGTAAATATCTTGCGCATCGGTGGAGAGACTCTGTTGGTATGCATGGCAGTGCCGTTTTTTGTATGCATCGTACCTTTGGTACACCGGCTCAACCGGTGCTGGAAACAAAATAACGCCAAATTGGCGAGATCTCGGATCGCGAGATCACCAAAAACAGATCGAAAAGTGCCTGAAAATGGATCAGGATCGCCACTTTTTGGTGGTTGAAGTGTCATTTTTGATACGAATTTTCCAGTGGCGGAGAGGTATTTCCACTGGAGACGAGGAGGTGCCGCACCTTGAGACCTCAAAAAACCGATCAAAAATGATCATTTTTCGATCGAAAATGGATCAAAACCGATCAAAAATGAGGTGCGAGAGGCCAAAAACGAGGTATCGCGTGAGATAGTTTTATATAGGTGTAATTTCGAAAAAACGCCAAATTGGCGTTTTTGAAAATACGAGAGATCTAGAGGTGTTCTCTGTATACAGTGATGCATAAGAAAATATGTGATATATTCCGAGTATTCGAGATGATACGGCCGTACATTGGAGATAAAAGTGTGTGCATTATGGATGTGTTGGTTGATGGCACTCCTATCTTTCCGGAGAAAGTGTATGCCAGGTTCGGTAATGGCTTCTGAGTTCCTCTTCCGCCATTACATAATGTCTTGTTGTAGTGGTATGTCGTTCATAATATATATAACTATCTTTCAAGGCAAAAGACTCAAAAATTACCGGCATACCTCTTTTCTCGAAAACAGTGTATGACATCGACCACAACATCTAAAATGCATACATATATATGGATACAGGATCTACTATAGATCCGAGGTGGTAAAGGATGAACCGGAAACGTACTACACTATCTCTTCCTCCTGGTCTTCTGGAACAGGCCAGGAATGCAGGTCTCACAAACATCTCAGAATTCTGCACTCGAGTACTTGAGGCGTACTTGGATGGAGTGCAGGATACCGATGCGATCGCATCGAAACTCATCGAGGAAGATCACATGAAGACACAACTCACTGAAACCGAGATCAACCAGATCATCAGAGACCACATCGAGTCTCACCGCGACGAGATCCTGAGGCATCTCGCACAACACGGATCGTTCGGCAGAAAATGTATCGACCGGATCAGAGTAGGTATCCTCCTGGATACCGGTCAGGAGGTATCTCCGGCACAGATCCGGCCAATACTCGACGAAGTGCGCGACGAGGCCTGGAAAACAGGAGACCTCCACGCAGTACACGCAAGACTCCAATTTGATCGGGAGTTTAGTCTCTACGGTGCAAAGATCTACGAATATATCACGACGGACGACGGCCGCATCGCCGAGGCCATGCACACCAAGGTTGAGCAGGACCCGGGCCTGACGTTTCTGTGGGCCAGCGGCATCATCGAGCATTTCGCCGAACACGGGATTACCGTCCACTCACCAACGGTGATACGAGTGTTGGGGATGGTAAACAGGTAAAGTATATATACCTACAAACCAAACACTATTTTATGCGTCTATATTGCAAACGCGACAACTATCTATGGAACTACAGGGGCAAACGAAAACCGGGGCAGGTAACAACATGCCCTGGATGTGGTAGTAAAGTGAGAATTCGAGAATACACCGAGGAGGAAATTGGCGATGCGGATAGATCCAGAGTTTAAGGCGCTCATCCCGCAACTAACTGAAGATGAGTTCAAGTATCTCGAAGAGTCCATCCTCGCCGAGGGGTGCCGCGACGCACTCGTGGTGTGGAAAGGTCACAACATTCTGGTCGACGGGCACAACCGCTACGAGATCTGCGCGGCGCATGGGAAACCGTTCGAAACCGTCGAGATGGAGTTCGCGTCGCGCGATGACGTGATGGTCTGGATCATCGACAACCAGTTCTCACGGCGAAACCTCACCCCATTCGCCCGGGGAGAACTCGCCCTGAAGAGAAAACATATCATCGCGGCGAAGGCGAAGAAGAATCAGGCTTGCGGGCAGGGCGGTGTTTTGCTTTCACAGAATTCTGTGAAAGCAATCGAAAAAATAGACACTCAGAAAGAGCTCGCCAAGATCGCCGGGGTGTCACACGACACCATCGCCCGGGTTGAGAAGATCGTGCAGAAGGCACCGGAGGAGGTGAAGGAGAAGCTCCGGCGCGGCGACCTGACGATCAATAAGGTCTACAACGAGATCAAACGCGAGGAGAACCGCCAACAGTATGCGGAGCGCGTGAAGGCCGTTGTATCTCCTCCGACCGGGAAGTATCGCGTGATCCTCGCGGATCCTCCCTGGAGGTATGAGTTTTCCGAGACACAGAACCGGGAGATCGAGAACCACTATCCCACCATGGATCTTGAGGCGATCAAAGCCTTGAAGATCCCGGCAGAGGACGAGGCGATCCTTCTCCTCTGGACGACTGCCCCGAAGCTCGAAGAATCCATCGCCGTCCTGAACGCGTGGGGGTTTACGTACCGCACCTGTGCCGTATGGGACAAAGAGCGAAAGGGCATGGGGTATTGGTTCAGGATTCAACACGAACTCTTACTCGTCGGAGTGCGGGGCAATTTCCGGACACCGGATCCGGCGAACCGGTTCGATTCTGTTATCCGGGCGCCACGGGCAGAACACAGTAAGAAACCCGCAATCGTCCATGAAATGATCGAGAAGATGTTCCCGGGCGAACGATATGTTGAGTTGTTTGCCCGCGTGGAGCGCCCCGGGTGGGCCGTGTGGGGGAATGAGGTATGAACGATCTGGGGGTCCATTCGTTCAACGAGTGTCTCGCACTGTCTCACAGTAAAGAAGGGGCACTGGACCGAATATATCAGAACTACTTCCAGAACGTCTCCGGGGTCACCCGTATTGAGCGGACAGATGATATGAGCCTCCAGCGCAAGGGGATCGATACGTTCGTGACCCTGAATAGCGGGGAGGTGATACGGACCCAAGAGAAGTGGCGATTCCGACCCTACACGAACGACATTCTCATTGAGTATTGTAGCGTGTGGCGCAACGGCGAGTGTCGGGCGCCCGGGTGGATCTACTCGTGTGATGCAGACTACCTTTTCATCGTCTATCAACCGTCGGATTTGGTGAAGATTTACCCTGTCGTTCAACTGAAAATTGCGTGGAACTCCAACAAGGAACAGTGGATCCGAGATCATCGGAACATCATCGCTCGAAACCCCTCCTATGTCACCAAGAGCGTTGCGGTACCGACCACGATCCTTGAGGACGAGATTCGCAAGGCTATGCGGTTCGACTATCAGAGGAAACTATCGGGGGTCTTCGCGTGACCTCCGGCGACGGCAGCGGGATACGGCGCAATGAGGCTCCTCTGGTTCCTCGTCGTGCTCTCGCTCGGCCTCATTGCGGCGGGGCTCGGGCTGCTCTGGCTGATGGCGGCGGGTCAAGGCCTGGTGCCGTGAAGTGGTTAAAAGGGCAGGTAGATAGAGAGAGACTTTACGGGGTTTACAGTTTAGGAGAGTTTTTATTGTGGATGAACGAAGATGTTTCAGAT